GTGCTGTTGCTTGCCGCCATGTCGAACGAGCCATCGTTGTCTGTTGTAAGCGTACCAGTTGCAGCCCCTGTTACACTTACTCCTGATGAGGTTGTGGTTAGTTTAGCTGAACCTGCATGACGAATATCAACAGCACCAGCTTCTAAAAATTGTGCCAATAATTGACCAGAAGCATTACGGATTTTAACATCTTGACCTTTTAGTGTTAGATGTCCTGTACCAGTATCTTCCACATAAGAATCAGAACCATCGTGATAAATTTGTAAATCATTACCAGCACCGAACTTGGCTTTGTTGTTGTCACCAAAGGTAGCATCGCCTGCAAAAGCAGCACCACCACTTAGGGTTGTATCATTAGATACTGTTAGTTCATCAATAGTAGATCCACCTGATGTCGTTAAGCCACCTGTTACACTTACACCTTGTGAGGTGGTTTCAAACTTTTTAGAACCATCGTAATACAAGTCAACTGCACCATCATCTATAGCACCTATTTTTAATTCTGTTCCTGCTGAGTTTCTAACATAAAAATTAGTTGCATCTACTCTTAAGTTCCCTGTACCAGTATCAGCTATATATGAGTTACTACCATCGTGATAAATTTCTAAGTCACTACCAGTTCCAAAAATAGCTTTGTCGTTGTCTGTAAACCTTGCAGACTTTTCAAAGACAACTTGTTCAGCACTACCATCTAAAAAGAAATATGTTTGAACACCACCTGAACCATTGTCACTTTGAAAAACAATATCGCTATCATCTGCATAATTTATAATTTTCAAATTGCCAGTGTGATTTTGAACAAAAGAATCTGTTCCACCGTGATAAATTTTTAAATCATCGCCTGTACCGAATAATCCTTTTACGCTATCTTGCAGTTTGAGGTCTTTTTGATATATGACATTTTCTGTACCGCCATCTATTCTAAAATATGAAGTTACTCCACCACTACCATCATCACATCTAAAAACAATGTCTTTATCGTCAGCAGTTTGTGTTATATAAAAATGACCTTCACTATTTGCCTGAAAAGTATCTGTACCGTTGTGTGAAACACTCCAATCATTACCTGCACCAACAGCTAGTACAGTATCATCGGCTCTAACTCGGAGAGGTTTTGCAACATCTACTGTGTTATTACCACCATCAAAAGTCATGTAAGTAGTTACACTACCAGAGCCATCATCTGTTTGTATTAGAACATCTGCATCGTCAGTAGAGTTTCTAATAATTACATTACCAGTTCCTAATCCATTTATATAAGAATTACTTCCATCATGGTAGAGTTGCAGATCATTGCCTGTACCAATTTTTAAAATTTCATTGTCAGCTAAACTGAAATGCGACTTGATGTCGCTTAGCATTGCGGCGTTGTTTCGGAGTTCTACATCTATGCCATTAGCAAAAGTTCTAGCACTTGTGCCGTCTTGAGCACGAACTACGGTCCAAGTTTCACTGGACACGCCAGTTACTTTGACTATCTCTTTGTTGGTGCCGTCATCAATTGTAGCGTAAAAGTATTCGCTTCCGCTTATACTTGGAAATGAGCTACTACTAGTTACCGTTATGGTTGTCGCACTGGTGCTAGTTATAGCTGCTGCTAGGGTAGTTGCGGCGTTGTTTGCAAAAACTACGCTCATATTACTCTACTCCTTTTTTAACTTACAGTTACAGTCCAAGTTATAGTCATTGAATCAGATGAACCTTTGTTTACAACTGCAAAAACTGTTCTACATAACATAGTCCCACTAGAAGAAGCATTAAATAAACCTGCTTCTGTAACGGC